TTTTTTTTGAATTTAATAAAATTAAAGGTGCCCAATGATCAAACACCTTTTCACCATGAGCTGACAACTCAATTATACTAGTTTCCACATTGGACCTACAAGTCTCTTCAAAATACTTTCCACGTTTGGACCACATAGGAACCTCCAAAACTACATCCAAATCTAAAGGAGCCAGCCACTTATTCCATTTGGTATCATACCTAAAACCTCTCTTAAGAAAGGAACATTCGTGTAAATCTTTAAACTTAACAGAAGATACGGACTTATCTTCATTAGTATAAATCATCCCAAATGTAGCAAATAACTTAGGAAGCGTCTCATAATTAAAACCAACACTAGCTTCATCTGAAATACTCATAATGTTATCATCACCATAAGAAAATAGTTCAACATGGTCGTTGAACTCAATTAAACTTAAAACATCACCTCCATGAGCACACACCCAAGCCATTCTAAAAATCACTTGCACATAAATACTATTAATGATGGTAGTAAAAGGATGGCCACTGGGTAAACCATGCTGCCACCCATAAATTTGGTTGCCATTTATATGAAATGAATTAATAGCCTCAGCCCAAAGTATCGTTCTAATCCTTTTATTATCAGGACCATCATCATAGAACTTGTTAACCATATCCAATATGCGCCAACATACCTGAGCCGACTGTGTTGCATCATAGCTAGAAAAATCTCCAGCACACATCCTTGTACCCTTACTAAGTAACTTAAAAGCCATCATATGCCAATCATCACTATAACAATTGACTCCAACAGTTAAACCATTCCTAACACGATTCCTCATACAAAAAACAGAAAACTCCATGAAATACATTCTAAACGCAATGAGATACGCAATAGGAGAACCAGAAATCATCCTGGTTTTCCCAACAACAACTTTCTCTAACAATCTTCTTTCATCCTTGAGAAAATCTATAAAAATATGCTCAAGACGAACACCTCTCCTAGCATTATCAATGACATTCATGACTTCCCTACGCAAATCCTCACACTGGGGTCTAGTTAAATCATAAGCCTCAGCATCTCCAAAAAATCTCTTTTTACCAGGTAAATTACCACTGGTATCCACACAATACGGAAAACCAGGGCTCGTATCTCTAGGAATTGAATCAAAGAAATCTTCGCCAGGAATACCAATAATTGCCTGTTCAAAAGTACAAATTTCAGGACAAAAAACATACCTATTCATATAATCACTATTTGTTAACCAATGAGCATAATAATGATCAACACAACTACCAATCACAGCCTCATCAATATAAATACTATCCCCTTCATACTTACTCAACGCATTACACATTGGGGACACAAAATTTCCATTAAGCTCTTGGAAATTTGTCAAACGAGCAGGGGCTGTTTTAGGAGAAAAATATGTACCATACAATGGTGATCTAACAATGTTGGACTTCGAAAATCCGCCAACAGACTTTTCACTCTTATATAAAGGCACAAATTT